CCCGCCGGGCCACGGTGTATAATTGTTCTTTCATACGCTTTGTGGTCGATAATATCCTCGTCATGGTCTTTGGATCCCATTTGAGAAATCGCAACCTTGACCCTGCGGGAGGCGTCGTCCACGTCGCGCACACTATTTTCAATGGTCTTCTGTGTATACTGCTTCATTAATTCGGTGTTATGGTGTGATCGTCTACCGTTACGTCGGTGAATCCGCCATCGATGTCCGCCTGCAGGGATTCGCGGATGAACTTATCTACCTGCCGGTCGTGTTCCCTCCCATACTTGCGGGCAAGGTCCGCCAGTGGCATCTTACCACCCTCATGCAGGTGAATAGACCAGTACGCAGCACCCGCATAGGCGGTCAGCAGCGATACATAGCGCCTTTCTTTGGCTTGCAGGTACTCGGCCCGGACAATCTTGTGCTTATTCATATGTACTCTTTTTTGCCAACGGTTTGCTCAATCAGTTTCTTTCCCATTTCCAGCCTGCAGGCGTTACGCATCGCTTTCTCTGTCTCGCATCCCCTGCGCTCGTCCTTGGAGAGCGGCCAGCGTTCCATGACCTTTTTCCACACGTCCACGTGCTCATATTGGATCTTCGTCAGTGTCATCTTCCTCGTTTAAAGCCGCGTCAACGGCGGCCTGTGAATGTTCCTCTACCGTCATCCCCATCTGCGGCGTGATGCGGCCTTCGTTAAATACGTCATCGTCCATCTGCTCCAGTTGCAGCACGGCCAGCATGCGGTTAAGCGGCCACCCGCGATCCATCAGCTGCACGCCCCATGCGACAGTATCCTTAGCGTCCTGTTGGAGTTCGGAGTATACGGACAGGTCGAAATCGATAACGATTCCCGGCTTGCCGCCCCAATCCTTTAGTAACTTCTTGTTGAAGTTGTCGCGGAACGACGTCATCTGTGGGAGCGCCGCGCGAGTAGTGAGTGCCGCCTCCGCCTCCTCCTGGTTCGCGTAGGTCTTGTTATCCGGGTCGTTCATTAGCTGCGACTGGATCCCGAAGATGTTGCACAACCGGCGGAGATCCCATTTTTCGGACTCGATGATCTGCATTTCCTCCTGTGACAGGCCTATCGGAATCCACTGCATCGAGTAGCCGCCGAGGCCGATTTTGCCGCGGTTCGTTTCTCCCGTCCAGCTGGTACGCATGGCCTGCGCCAGCCTGTTCACCTCGTCTACCGCTTCGTCTGTCGCGCCTTCGCTGATCTTGTGGTCCAGCGTGAGCATCCCCTTTATCCCTTCGTTCTTATACAGCGATGCACTGGCCGTCATGGAGGAATTCGACCGCTGCAGCAGGTTCAACGCTGCCTTCAGTGGTGCCACCCCGTAGTGGTTGACGCCGTTAATCTGGTAGTCCGGGTTCCAATACTTCACGTGCATGACATCCTCCGGCACATACTTCTTGTTCTTATCCGCCAGGTACGTCAGTTCATACCCTGTTACCCTTGACGGGAAGGTGTCCGTAGCGTGAATGCTCACGTGCTGCGACGGCATCAGGACCAACTCCACCGGCAGCCCGGAATCTGCGCCCAGAGCCAGCCGGTTAGCCAACAGGTACGCGTCGCCCGTTAACAGCTTAAACCCCGCAGCGTTCGCCACGAGGTCACTGAAACTATCCGTATCATTGGGGGTATCCAGCAACTCGCCGAGGGCGCCCGCGTCTTCCACAATCTCCAGCGCCTTACGCTGCAGCTTCACCACGCGGCTATGATCCTTGGCGGACCAATCCTTTTTCTTCAGTATGGCTTTGTATTGCTTGTAGGACTTTTCGTCTACCACTTTGTACACGCTCCACGGGGCCACCCTGATTTTATCGGTAATCAGGTTAATGATGGAATAGACTGTATCGTTGACGTTGTACCCCTTGGTGAAGTAAGTCTGTTTATTATCATCATATGCCACCAGCCTGCCATTTACCATCGTCGTTAATGCGCCCGGAGGTCGGGGGATGACGTCACGGGTGACTAGCTTAGTCTCACTGGACAGGAGGCTTTTTAGGGGCATTAATATGGGAATTTAGCACGTAAATTAAGTCTTTTATTGCATTACTCACTATTTCTATAAGATTTCCGCATAGCACGAGCACCCAATCCACAAAATAAAGCGGGACCGTCAGTACGTAAAGCAGCTTGTTGATCCTCATATCGCTTGTGCCATAGACACGAATTTAGGCTTTAATTCGAAATATATACGCATTAGTATCGCATCGCTGAAATCCGGGGAGCGCCCAATGGCTTCCTTTACCTTATCCTTGGGGACAAGCCCTTTCTTCAGGTCACTATCTAATGTCTTTTGTTTCCATTGCTCCAACTCCTCGACGATCAAATCCCAATGTTCATCGCTGCATTCAAGGTAGACCTGGTTCGTATTGATAAGTTCAGCCATCCGGAACGCGCACTGCGATTTCAGCATATCGAAGTTCTCCGGCACAGGTTTGCCCGTACGTTTATCCCTGTCAGGGTTAACGGGCGCGGGGAACGGACGGGAGCCATTCTGGAAGCCCTTGAAGCCTCCGAAGTCCTCGACGCCGGAGCCGAGGCCGTCACTATCCACAATCACGTCACCCTTACCTATTCCCATGCGGGCTCGCGCTGCATCGATATTGGTAGTGGTAACGTTTAGCCTCTCTTTACTGTATGCCGATACCTTACCCCTGAATCCGTCCCACTGTATCAGTACAATGCGGTCACCGCCCAATCTGGCGAGATCCGCTGTGATGTACTTCTTCCCCTCGGGCACATGGGTATTGGTTCGCATTTCAAGGATCTTATCGTAATCCAGCAATGCCGCCGGGTCGTCGTCTGCCGACCATTCGCCATGCAGCAACCTGCGCCGCTCGTTCTTGTTGAGGATGCGCTCCAGGTTCTCCAAGTATCCCGCCGCCAGCATCTTATTATCCTGCGGCAAGGCCTGAACGAACGCCCGCCATTCAGGGAGCGTGCCCGCATGGAAAGGTTTATAGTAATCCCGGTAGAGGTAGTTCTTTGATGGGTTGCAAGTCTGCAGGCACTTAGCGGTTAGCTCGTATTCATCATTCTTCCACCGGCCTATACTTGCCATCAGGTTATTCTTAGCCGCTTCTTCAAATTCCCCGGCTTCTTCAAGTGCGCCCCTCGTGAACTGCATGGACCCGAACCGGTAGTAATCTGGGTCGGAGGGCTGATAGGCCGCATCGAGCAAGTAAACGCGGGACTTGTTATACAGTTCAAAGTAGTTGTCCTGCCCGTTGTATTTCCAGTAGGCCTGCGATAGCCCCCAATGCTTGAACACCTCATGGATGGAGGGAATGGTGAACTTACGCAGGGCCGTGAGGGATTTCCGCGCAATGAAGTAGTTTGTTTCGGGATAGATCAGCGCGTCGCCGAAGATGAGGGAAACAAGCAGATACGATTTTCCGCTATTGTGAACGATGATATTATCCTCCGTGACGCAATAGTTGTGGTTCTTTTCGACGCACAGATCATAAACAAGCATTTCTTCTTCGGAGTAGATAATCTGATCGATTTCCTCCAACGTTATTTCACGTGCCGCCAGCGGCGCAGAATGCAATCCTTGATTGTTGCCGCGGCAACCCCGTACTCCTTTGCCAGCATTTCCCGTGTGTATACCCGCGGCTTGAACTTCATCCGTATTTCCGCTACTTGTGCTTCGGTTAGTTTTGCATTCCAAATCTTCGACCCGCGGCTTGGGTTCTTTTGTTTCATTCCCACAATATACCCCCCTTTGATCCTCCCTGCGTCTACTGAATACTTGAAATTGTCCGCGGCACTCATCCATTCCAGATTCTCTACACAATTGTTCTCCTGGTTGAAATCTTTGTGATTGACTGTTGCTAGGTTCAATGGATTGGGGATAAACGCTTGTGCTACTAATCGATGAATTACGATCGGATTTATTTTCCCGTTCACTTTGATCGATGTTGATAGATAGCCTCCCTTCGGCTTTTTCGCTGGCAACATCATTGAATGGCGTTTGCTGCCTCTGTAGCCTGTAGTCATTAGCCGCCCGAGGGTAGAAATCAAATAGCGGTTGTCCGTATTGGCTACGTAATCCCAAAGCTCGCCGGGCAAGTCGAGAAGCGGAGATCCAAAGTCCTTCAAAGTAAAACTCATGATTATCTGTGCATTTTATTTGCGCACCATTGCGCAGCACAAATGTAATCATTCTTTTGTATTGGAGGTCGCCGCCGTAGGTAAATGTTTTAATTACTTTGGATATTTCCGGTACACCGCGGTTAGTACTAACGACTAATTCACCCGCGGCAATATCCTCTATAGGTTTATGACCGGTTGGAGTAGCCACGAGCGTTCCCGCGGCAAAACAGCCCTTACTACCTCCGTAAACTATATCGGTCGTGGTTTTGTCCACCCATAGTCGGCAGACGTGTTTCTGTTTCTCGTTGCCCTTAGTGTCAAACTTCAGCTTCATTACTCTTAAAGTTACGCCATCCCCCGATATATTCCCGCAACTCGTCGTCCGTCATGGCCCGCATCTTGGCAAGCTCCGACTGGTTCCTCTTAAAGTTGGGGTGAAACCGCGAGGAATCAGGTCCGATGTAGTGGTTCATGTGGTAGAGGCATCCCTTCACGCGGCGTAGATCCAGCCCGAGACGGTTGATGCGCTCGTACCGTTCGACGTCTTCGGGGCCAAAGGACACCATGTGTTCATTCTCGCCGCCTGCATCGATAAACGCGTTCCGGTTCCAGAACAACGCACCTCCTACCGATGTTTCCGGCATAGCGGTCCCAGCCTTGGATCGAAACGGGTAGTTGATCGCGATACATAGGTCGAGGCTTCGCTCCAGCGGGCGGAACATTTCGCGCCCCATCCGGGCAAACCTACCATCGTAGGGATACACCGCGTCAGCCCCATGTCGCAAGTGCAGGACAGCTAGTAATACCTGCATCGGAGGGATGAATATATCGGCGTCCCAGTTGGCTATATAGGGGGTAACGGCGGCGTCCGCCATCAGGTTTAACATGCGGGTACGGTGGAAAACGGGCGCGTCAATGGTCGTGTAGGTAGCGAACTGTGCCATGTGTTCCAGCATCTCGCCGCCCTGTTCACATACCGATATATGTGTATCGAATGCCTGCTGCAGCATGCACACCGAGAGCGAAAGGTTCTGCTTGCGGTCCTTGCTATCATGGCATACCGGGATCGTGAAGGTCATATCGGTCAGGTCGATGCGGGTATCGGGTAACCGAGTCCACCGCTCGGGCCAGAAGTCCTTAATGTCCTTGGTGGCCCCGAAGTTGCCTCGGAACAGCACGCCGGGGTGAATCACCTGCTGTTTATCGCTGAAATACGCCCCGATCCATGAGAAGGTGCTGTTACTACATATCTGCCAGTCGCAAAGAGAGAAGGCACACAGGTCGCCCACGTCCGAGCCTTCCATGAACGTAACGTGTGGCAAGCAGGAGAAGTGTAGTTTGCAGTAGTCGTAGTCATCTGATACGATCACCACGTTATAGGTGTCCCAATCCGGGATAGAGGTAAGCGCCTTGGCGTACCAATGAACCGGCAGCTGGTAGTATTCAGGATGGCCGACATAATCTTGTCGGCGCACATGGATACCGATAGTCGGGCGGTCATAGGCTGCGTGAGCGCGGATGCGGGTTTTGTACTCCTCCGTGAAGCGGATACCGCCGTGCTTGGGGTAGTAGCGTTCGGACTGCCAGTAGCCGTCGAGGTCGAGGTCATCTCCGATCACCGGCTCATAGTGGAAGTTCGGTTCCCGGTACGTCTCGTCCGCCAGCCCCTTGTGTGGGATCGGCGTAAATAGCGGCTCGTGCTTCCAATACGGAAATGACGCGGTAGTACCTTTCGCCTCGGCTATCCCCTGCGTTGCGAGGATCTGCATGAGTTGATTAGCGAGGCGGCCCTTGAATTTTGACGTACTAATCATCGTCCACGGTTTAATATCCGAGGGACTCTAATCAGGTTCCCTTTTGCTGCCACACTGAACCTTGCCCTTATAAAGTCGTCGTTATTATACCCAGCCACAAACCTTACATTAACTGCCCTTCGCCCTTTGCTGTTTAGTTCATTCAACAGAGTTAGTTTAACCGATTTCAATTCTTGTTCGGTCGGCTCCTGACTACAGGTCGCCATTGCTGCAACCATCCTCATACCCTCCCGATTGTTGGCTTGCCTTGCACGACCGCGTTGCGGGGCATAGGTGGCGGAGGCGTTGGTTTCGGCGCGGCTGGTTTCTTCTTGTCTTTATCCTTCATATTTCCCATTTTGATTTATTCGGCCATCTGTTCATGATCCACCTTTTCACGTCCCACCCGCAGTTATCCCCTATCGACAGGAACGGTTTATCCCGCAGCAGGAAGTCAATATCCGCCGCGTGGACGTAGTGGTTTATCTTGAAGTCGCGGTAGGGGGTGGGGGAGAGGGAGGCATATGCGCCGTAAGTGGATTTAAACAACATGTTCTCCCATATAGAGATCGGGTCCAATTCAGCCTTTTCTATAATTAACGGCGTATGAACATCAAAATACATGTCATCCCAATCTAAGGTATGGGCCGTATTCGCCACATACCGCATGTACGCCTGGCTTCCACCCCTAAAATCCGCTATCTTCCCCTGCGCGTAGTTAGGTAGGTCGGTTAACGGTTCCAGCAGGAATATATCATCGTTGCTGAAGATAAACTCCGACGCCGGGCACATCTTCGCCTTGTCCATGATCTCCATCGGCTTGCTGTAGTTCAGGCGTGACCGGTACGGGATATGCTCCCCCGTATACCAGTCCGGCTTCTCCCCGCAGATGATCACGCGGTCGATGGTGCTGTACTGCTCCCATGAACGCAGGGCGTAACGGAGTTCGTTATCCTGCCAGCAGCTGCCGGACCCCAAGGGCACAAACAATACTGAAGGAGTCATCTACACTCCGTTTTATACACCCACGTCACCGTGGGGCCGTGAATAATCTGTTCCCCGACCTTCGCCGTATCGCAGGCCACCGCGTACCTCGCGACGCCGACTTGCCTCCCGTCGCGGAGCACCGTTACCTCCGTCTCGCAGGACCGGCACTCGAACGACGTTTCTCGGGAACAGGAGGTGAGGGACGTAAGCAGCCACACCAAGAATAGGATGGTGACCGATACCGTAGCTATCGTGTTGAGTAGGCGGATCATGATATGTTAATTAAAAATTTACACGTCCTGATTAACCCTACTAAACAAAAGAAAATCACCACGATTCCAATAATCCAATCTGATGTAGTGTACTGCTTTTTCATACAAAAAGTAATCCCCCATTCCAGCGTTCCCAGTAGGTCAGTACCGGGGCTAAAACAGGGGAGTTAATTATACGCTGCCTGACCGCAGCGGTTGTCGATATGTTATTCCGTAGGCGCTTCAGGATCTGTCGGGCCTTCGGGGCTCTCAACGGTTTCACCGGGAGCCTTGGTGCGGTCTGCGAGTGCTTTCGCCTGATCCGCAATACCGCGAAGCTGGGCGAATACGTCCGCTTCTTCGGTTGCTGTCAGGTCGCCGGCTTCCAGGCTGTCGGTGAGTTGGGTAATGTCTTGTGCGATGTTGGTAAGGGCGCCGCCCACCTCGTCGAATGCTGCTTGGAACTCTGCTTTAGTTGGCATGTTGTTGAGTTTTTTAAGTATGTCGCGGAGCAAGCGGCGGTCCTCGTCGCTCAATCCGTGGAAATGATTATGAATAGTGTCGAACACATGGGAAAGCTACAAACGGCGGGCCAGACTGCAAAATATTATTTGATCTCCATGCCCGTAATCGACTGTATGGTTACCTCTACGTCCGCCTTGACTTCGGTAGGGATCAATTTGGCGGCTATTTGATAAAACTCTTTCGGATTTTCCTTAGCGAAGGCGTCAAGGTTATGCGCCGGATCTTCCTGAAGCCGGTTGAACGTTTCGAGCACCACCTCACGAACGGTGCGGGTCAACTTATTAGGCACCCCTTTCGGCCTACCACCTGCCCCCGGTTTAAATTGCGTGTCAGATGACGGCATTGCTCATACGTTTATGCGAGGTTCTACGATCTATCCTCTCTTGGAGTATTTCCTCATATCGAGCCGCATCGTCTAATTTCTTAAACGTATAACCTAATTGGCCCCATTGCTCGTTGGAGGGGGTGCGCTCCCCGGCAGGGATGGTCTTGCCCGCGATAACGCGCTCGGCTGAATACTGAACGATAAACGCCTCGTAGGCCATCACTGCTCCGCTATCGTCGTGCTGGGCATACACAGCCACCTCACCCGTTCTGCGTACCTGCCTGAAGTCGTATCCGTTCTTTCTGTAAGTTGTTGCGAGTGTTGTCATAATTCCTATTTTGCCCCTAGTTTTAGGGCCTTAGTTAAAGTTCCCCCTCTCCGCCGAGACGAACAAATTTATTTCGGGGGGAGCTGGTTAGCGAATCCCTACAGATATTTCGTTAGACACATGCGGTTCAATTTTCAATGCCCCGTCCGGTGTTTGTATCTTGATTGATTTAGCTGCGTCCCATACCGTAATTCGGAATAAGGTATTATCCGGTAACGTGATCTCAATAATCGCATAATTGTCTCTCTCTTTTGTGTTGATAGTTGTTTCCATCTTCTCTATTTTGTGCCCGGTCGGGCGGTTAATGATTCGTACTGTTCAATCGCCTGGAATATCTTGTACACCACCTGCGGCACTATGGCGTTGCCGGCAGCTTTAATGGATTCGTCTTCCCAAGAAGAAATGGTAATTCCGTCCAGCTGGGAGGATAACCCATTACCTCTAGTGTAAAACGGGGGTTCTCTGTGCAACTCTTTGGTGAGTTGTAATTTTTCATTATCCACCCTGGTATACTGTCCCGAATTTTTGCGCATGGAGGGAGTGTTTTGTTTTTCCAATCGGATGCTACTGGAGTAGGCAATGAACCATATCCGCTCTCTCTGGTGTATAACGCCGCAGCTTCCAGCTGGAAGTAAAAACGGTGTAACCTCGTAACCTTCAGTTTCCAGGTCAGCCTGTACCTCGTCGAATACCACCCCTCCATTCCAATTAGTAAGGCCGCGAACGTTTTCGCCCACGATCCAGCGCGGGGAAATCTCCCGAACTGCTCTAAGCATTTCTGGCCAGAGGTGGCGGTCATCTTCCTTGCCGAGGCGTTTTCCGGATGTGCTGTATGGCTGGCAGGGAAATCCACCGGTAAGGATACCGAGTCCTCGGTGAATAGAAAAGTCTGTTGTTTTAATGTCATGGTATTGTGTGGCGTTTGGCCAATAGTGGTGAAGGACTTTGCGTCCAAAGGGGTTTATCTCGCAGTGGAACTCGTTGGTCCAACCCATCCACTGGGCTGCCAGGTCGAAGCCTCCGATTCCTGAGAATAGTGATCCGTGGGTCATGAGTTGGTTAGTTTAACTTCCGCCGCTGGGCGGAGAGGGGTTAATGTTGCACTGTTACCATTGCATGCCGTCGAGTGGCTTAACGGGGTTGCCGTTGTGGTCGAGCGAAGCCTCATCCCCGTTAGGGGAAAAACCCCCTTTTCTTTTATTTATTTCCTTTCCTTTATTTCCTTTAATGCTTGAGGGTGGCTTAACCGGAGCTTTAGCATGGCTTAAGCCACCCTTACGGCCTGCCTCTATTAGTTTGGTTTTCCGCTCGTTATACTCCTCCATTGACTTGAGTAGACGGACAGAATAGAAGTGATTTTCTTCCAAAACAAACAGGTCGAAACTATTAATTACAACCTTCACTTTTTCCTCCGAAGTGTGCAATTCAAACGCAATATCGGGGACAGAAGTAAAGGCTAATCGGTAGCCTGCCTGCTCCCGCAGGATCTCAATCAGGCAGAAATAAATAGCATATCCTTCCAGCCCTAGGGACCGGCGTAAACGGATTATTTTAACATCGTTTCGGGAGTTGGCATCGTGGGAAAAGTAGTAGGCTTCTTTCTTCATATTGCTTTGTATTGTCTGGTGAATGTATCAAAATTGAATGCGGTAAAACCGACCTTCCCCTGCCAGGAAAACCGGACTTTCTGGATATAAACGGTCACTACGTTTCTGGTAAAATCCCGGTGAACGGATATGCCGTTGTCTGTCTTGTTAAAGAAGTGGGCCGAGCCGGAAATATCGTACATGGTGGCTACGGGGAACTGGTCCGTCTCCCTATCTTTCTGTAGCTTTTTGGGGTGGGCCACAAGGAACAAGTGTATATCCGTTTTTAACACAAACTCTTTAAGTTGTGTCAGTGCTTCGGATATGTACTGCGTCTCGCTGTAGCCCATAGGTATTTTATGCTCTATGTAGTTCCAAGGGTCAATAATAGCCCCTTTAATTCCCTTCCTGCGGACCAGCTCGGTCAACTTCTGGATCAATCCCTCTACCGTCACGTCCGCTTGGGAAATATTAATGAAGTTAAAATAGTGATCCGTTAGCCCTACCGCTTCGTTAAACTGGTCATGGTTCATTCGATGCAGCGGGTTGTTGCGTTTAGCGAACGATAATCCGATGAACTTCTCCATCAGTTTACTGGCATGGAATCCCGGCGGGTTCTCGAACGAACAAACACCAAACTTCCAGTCATGCTTACGGGCAAGGGAGGTACTAATGTAATCAATAAATTCCGACTTCCCTGATCCCGGAGATCCGGTTACAACGGTCACCTGACCGCCGCTGAACGTCAGCAGTTCGTCAAACTCGCCAATTTCTGCTTTGCACCCCAAGGGATACCCGTTGTTGTAATAATCCAGCAGGCTAGGGTAGATGTCGTCCATCGTTATTATCCCTTCTATGGGCCATTGCCTTGCCAACGCCACCACGTGCTGCAGTTTTTCCCTGCCATGCTTTACTAGTACCTCGTTGGCGTCCTTGCACTCATCCGGGAAAGTAACCTGATAACAACGTTCACGTCCTAACCGTCGGGATAGTTCAGCAGCCAGCTTTCGCCCCGGATCATCATTGTCGGTCATGATGATGATTTTGGTCATATTCTCAAATGATTGCCAGCAATTATCCAGATACTTCAGATTGACAGCGGATGCGCCGTTAGGAACGGAAACGGAGTTGTAGATGCCAGCTTCATGCAGGGACAGGCAATCGATTTCCCCCTCTACGATGATGCACTCGGTTTCGTCTTTAATCTGGTCCAGGTTGTAGAACGTCAGTTCCGCGTTCTTAGCCATTTTAAACCCCTTATCCCGGCTCCTGAACTTAATGTTAACCAGTTCGCCATCCTTGTAGTAGTTAAAGCAAATTACCCCTACCTCTGCCTTCGGTTCCGGCATCCATTCCAAAGCCTGCGTAATCTTAAACCGCAGCAGGGTGTTATTGGATATGCCACGGCTGGCAAAATATTCGATAACCTGCGGCGATACCTTAGTAAGGCGCTCTACAGGTCGCTCGTATTCCTTCGAATCCTGTTCTATCTCAATGTGGTATCGGTCCGCCAGGTAATGAATGGCCTGTACATAATTCAAGCTATCGCGCTCCAGCAGGAAATCTAGCACGTCGCCGCCCTTATCGCAACCGAAGCAGGACCACCGGTTACCCTTGATACTGAATGAGGGTTTACTATCTGCGTGGAAGGGGCATTTACCAATATGGCTGGAGCCGGACGGCTTGAGGTTGATGGTTTCGGAGGCTATTTCGACAAGATCCGCAGCGGACTTTATTTGATCGATGTTGGTTATCATAAATACAACTTGTTAAGGTAAATATTTCTGATAGTAGTTGTATTTACCTTAAACATTTCAGCTAACTGCTTTATGTTGCCTCCTTTTATACCAGTCTTGGAAGGGACAGCATTTTTTCTAATGAAGTCGGCTTGTTGTTTTGTTAATTTTCTAACTGGATTTATTCTTCCATTAGAGCTATAACCATGTAATGAGTTTTCAGAGTAGGTTGCCCATTCAAGATTTTCAAGTCTGTTATCAGATCTATTTCCATTTATATGATTCACACACCTTTTTACTTCAGGGTTGTGTATAAAATAAATAGCCAACAATCGATGTAAAAGAAAGTGTTTTGCTTTGCCATTTTTAGATACCGTTATTCTAACGTATCCATTTTTATATCTGTATGGTTTTATTATTATTTCCTTAGTAGTATTCGTACCGGAAGATTTAAAAGGCAAACGCTTAACTATTCCTTCTCGGTTTAAAAAATAATGAGGGTAGCCCTCTATTGAAATCCATTCCATAAAAAATAAAAAAGGGCATACAGGTAGTGAGTTTCTGTAGCCCTTTCTTAAGGTCGAAAATGTAAATTCGTTTAGATGCTCACTACTTCACCGAAACGAACTGTTATGTCCAGCTAAGATACTAAAGTTTCATATACATCTAAAAACTGTTGAGCTGTTTTAATAAAAAAATATTTCCCTCCTGCTTTTTCTTCCAACGCTTGTTCTCTTAATTGGTATTCGGAGGGGCGATCATAATTTATTTTTATTTCAAACATAACACTCCGCCCGTTAATCGTGCTGGAAATATCCGCGGCCCCTCTGCGTGTGTTCCCTTTGATGTACTTACCTCCGACTACTCTGCCCGATGATGAGATCCGCGTTGCGCGGTGTCCCTTCCAGGTCAGAAACTGCGTGATGAACCTAGTCAGGCCGTTGGCGGTATCTGTCTTCGGGTACAAGGGTGGCGTGTAGTGGCCCGCGGCGAACGTCAGTTTATATTCCCGCTGGAACCATGCATCGTGGGCGGCATTGTAGCGTTGTTTGGGGGTCATGGCTGGAGTAGTTCAGGGTTCTCGTAGATGTTGCCGATGATTTCATAGTAGTGCTGAACATTGAGCGCGATATTCCATCCCGCAATCGATCCATCCCAGCGAACGGAAAGGGCATCGAATACTCCACCTTTCAATATATCCCCTTCGTAAATCTCCTTCCCGTTCTTGTCGGTCAGTCCGGTGAATTGCATAAGGTTGGGTCCTTCTTGCCATTCATCAAGGAGATCATCTTCTACAGATTCGAAAAAGAAACCGTTGTCACATCCCCAGCCTTGAACAAAATGTATCAATTTCATGCCGTCGTCGTCGGTCATTACCCATGCCCTGAATTTAATCTCTCTCATATAATTAATTTAAGGGGCTTTCGCCCCCGGTTATTTACTTAAAAAGGCAATCCAAGATCGTCTTCTGTCTTGGGTACGTTTGGGCTGTACGTCGGCTGATACCCCGGCTGCGCAGCTTGTCCCTGAGGCTTGTAAGTGTCCAGTTTCAGGTAGGTCTTGCCCTGCTGGGAAGTCAGGAGTTGCAGCTTTATCTGCTTCTTGCCGTTGTAATCGGTCTGGTGTTCCTGGTTTGCGTTGATCCATGCGATGAGGTCAGCGGTCGTGATGACGAGGGTGCCCTTCACGAAGTCGGGGGCACCTGCGCGGGGTTCAAAGAACCGGATGCCTTCTACTAAATCTTTGTTGTCTGCCATAATACTGATGCTGCTGTTACCGAGCAGCGCGGTTAAAAGTTAATATCAAGGTACGCCACATTGCGTGCGTATACCTCGTCTGTATCCATTAGGTTCTTCACAGTAGCGCAGGAATGCATCACCGTCGTGTGGTCCCGACCCCCGAACATTTGTCCGATTGCTTTCAGGGACAGGTGAGTCTTCTTCTTCAGTAGGTACATCGCTATCTGTCGGACTACCACCACCTCGCGGGCGCGTGTTTTCTTCACCAATAGGTGCGGCGATACGTTAAAGTAATCCGCCACGCCGAGGATGATCGCATTGCTGTCAACGACCCGCTGCTCACTCCAATCGATCAGGGTTGCGGAGGTGGACGTAGCGATACCCATGTAGCAGGGCTGGCAAGCGGGAATCTCCTTGCCTTTCATCTTCATCAGTATATAACGCCTACGGTTTTCTAACGCGATCTTCTCGCGGCGCACCTCTTTCAGTTTCTCTGCCAGTGCTTCTTCATCGATGTAACTCATAACCCCCTCTCCTTTTCCTGGTCAACGGCCTGCCAGTAGCGTTGTTCGGCTTCGTCGTCGCGGCGCTGGAACGCGGCAACCTCGTCGTCGGTGAAGGGTATATGACTGCGCTTGCGGTCGTAGCTGCCAGCGGCGGCGGTACGGGTCAGGCGCAGGTCGGGTTCGAGCAGGGTGTGCTGGTAGTAGAGTTCGCGGCTGCTGATCATAACGCTGGTTGTTGTTGAGGTGTAAGTTTCTGTTTCATTGATTCCTTAGCAGACAGGAACGCAGCATCTTTGTGGAACTGCCCGTTTGCCTTCCATACTGCCATCAGGTCGTTAATCGACTTCGCGGCATACATCGCTGCCAGCGGTCGGGCAATCGGATTGATCGCGGGTTCTTCCTGCTTTGATGGCCTACCTACCGCGGCCTGCGCGTCGTCGTCTTCTGCTCCGATGTTGGTAATGGACTGCAGGGCGTATCTCCTTGCGTATGACAGTCCGCTGCCATGGCGCTGGGCGTCGTTGACCTTGTCGACCACGATCTCGGTCAGGCTTGAAATAAACTCGCCGGATTCGTGCAGGAGCACCGTCTCTACGTAGTTCTTGCCTTCCAGTACGCAGGTAGGCTGGATGACGGATATCCCTTGCGTGTTGAGGGCGGGTAGCACCGCCTCGCGGATCGCGTTCAGGTCGGCGTAGTTCTTTTTGAAGAAGGGGTTAACGGCGTCTTTCTTGGCGTTGCCCATATCGGCCTGCGCTTTGACTAACGCTGCGGCAATCTTCGTTATTGTCTCTGATCGGTTCATATTATTAATTTGATAAGTTACTTAAATTTGGCCGTCTGCGTAGAAACGCTAGGCCGTTGATGACAGCTAAGTGATCGGGTTAATTGCGCTGCCCCTGCCGTTCCTTCCTGATGATCTTTCGGACCGCTGGCGATACGACGGAGCGGGGTTTTGGTATCCGGGTCAATACGAAGAACGCGAGAAACTGGATGAAGCCGGATATACAACCGGCGATAAGCAGGGAGGTTAGCATGGTTTCTTCTTTTTTATATGCCAGACGGCCACGAGCGCCTCGGAAAATAAACTGTATCCCGATTTCCGGTAGGTGTAGCGGAAAATAATATCGTCCGGACCGTAGTTAAACTGTGCGAGGTGCGAATAGCCGAAAATGTTTTCTTCGTAGTAGATCATTTTACAAACGATTATATCGGTAAATTAAATAAAGCAACCCTTCTCCCAACGCCTTCTCCGTCTCGCGGTAACTTCCCGGGTCACACATCTGGTCGGTGATGTCCTGTATGACCTGCGTGTGCATTGCGGGGTCGGCGGCACCCATACGACACTGTGTAGCAAATAATCCGTCGCCGTCGATGAGTTTTAATTCCTCGATGATTTGAAGACGCAGGAGGGACTTTGCGAAGGAGCCAGGTTGTCCGAGGGTTGTTTGTGTGCGCATGGGGTGAATGATTTGTGATGTAAACGTAAGTTATTTTAGAATAACCTCAACACATTTTCCCTTTTTTATTTTTGCAACATCGTTTCTAATCCATAGAAACCAATCCCTGCCTAGCTTTTCGTATCGATCAACGCCTATTAATTTCTTTTTATTTTGCATTGCTCTGGTAACCGCGACTTTAGAAACTCCCATTCTCTTCGCGTACTTCTTGACCGTTATTGCGTTCATTTTGTATTTTATTAAATGCTTGGAATACGATTTGTGCTTTTCTCAAAAAGAAATCCATTATAATTTCCTTAATCCACTTTGCTGGCGCTTCGCTATTTATTGCCATCCGAACTAATTCAGGGGTAAAATTTTGGCCATCTGCAATTCGATTAGTGTCATTTAATCCCGTAAGGCAATCGACTAAAGACCTCTCTTCAGGGGTGTATTTTGTTCTTCGTCTGTCTCTATCGCCTAGCTTGTTCTTTCTTGGCGGCTTGTAGGCAGCTCTTTCGTTACATAAATCAAATCCCCAGGATCTATACATACTTATCCAAAAATCTTCTGCTATTCTTTTTTCTTCGTAAGGAAGTGTTTCTATTGGATATATTTCAGGATATATACCAGCAAGGCTAAGTTCTTTTAGATAAGCTCCTAGTTTTGTATGTTCCCCGGCACGTGATGTCCCATTAACGTGTAAATGTAATCGTTCTTTTAACTTAATACTTGAGCTTCCTATATAAAAAGTCTCGCCGTTAACCGGATGACACATTCCGTAAATTGTAAACTCCTTTGTCCTATCCATGGAAATTATTTTTTATCAATTGATTGTTATTCGAAAATAACCATTATCTTCGATATGACCAAACAAATTATTTAAGAATAACCACTACACCATGACCCACTACGAAGCCGCATTGCGGGAGATCAAAAACGAGATCGACTACGGCATTAAGAATGTTGGATCCGGAATAGAAACCTATTTGGGCCTACTTGAAAGCATTCAGGAGATTGCCCGTAAAGCCCTGGCCGTCCCCGCTCCGCCAACTGTGCACGAAGTTGATCCTGTTGAACTATTAGAATATGTCGGCAGTCGCGGGTTTGAATACTGTGATGATGGTGGCTGGTCAAATTATAGCAGGGGCACATCAGCATGGCAATCCTCCGACTTGGTAAGCGAGTACAAGGAATTTGAGGCCAAGATGGCCGCTTTCAAACAATCAAAAACACAATAAATCATCAATTATGCCTACAGGTTACACAGCCGGAATTATTGACGGCACAACGACGACATTCGAGCAATTCGCAAAACTATGTATGCGGGCTTTCGGAGCAACCATTTCAATGCGCGATGACGATATGAATGCAGAATGGAGGCCGGAAGAGCCAAGCACATACTATCAGGAATCTTTGAAAAAAGCAGAGGGCGAATTGTTGTGGGCTAAATCTGCCACCGGTTCGGAAATACTTGAAAAGTATCAAAGCGATCTCGAAACGGAAAAAGCTTACCATGTGGAAGCAATCAAAAAATCCGAGGAAGCAGAGATCAGGCTTTCTAAATTTCTTGTCAATGCCGAGGCTTACCAAGCCCCAACTACCGAGCACACTGGAATAAAGGATTTCATGGTCGACCAGATTAAAAAGACTATCGATTTTGATTGCGGGTCTGATTATTATCATAAACAACTGGCCGAAATATCGGAAAATCTTAAAAAGAAAGACATTGAAGCCATTCGCCTGTCCTTCATTCAGAAAGCATACAGCGACCTCGCTTATGCACAGAAAAACTACAACGAGGATGTCCAAAGGTGCAATAACCGCAATAAGTGGGTCGAGGACTTCCTCAATTCATTAACCTCAACCCCTATCAGCCATGGAAAATAAATCAGTAGAGGAACGGGCCATGGAATTGTACCCGTCTTGGGCACATAGGGACAGGCTTGCCTATGTTACATTACAAAAAGTATTAGAACTGGTTGAAAATCCCAATACCACTAGGGTATGGGAAACCGCGCTACAAGTCAGGGACACTGTAAAAGAGGCTCTAGCCGGATTTGAAGCCTCCCGTCAGGATCAGGGGGTTGTCGGGATACAGGGAAGGGAGGACGATACTGCAAGTTATACTACAGATGCCTTTACAAGAATGACTATCGCTGAATGCTTTTGGCGTGGCACTTTAAGGGAGCCGATTGTAGGCGAAGCCACATTATCCCTCATTCTAAACAGGCTATTAACCGAGTTATCTAAAGAGAAAGCCGCCAATTGGCCGGTGAGCGAAGGGGAGGAGGTGCGCCCTGTTGAACCCGCTGCCGATGGGGGAAGGGAGGTGCTGCGGCAGGCTGTTGTTAACCTGTTGCAGATCGGTAAGCGCGACCTGACTGACCCCAAGTATGACAGTTATTTTGACGAACTGGTAAAGAATATCGGGCTTGAACCGTCAGCCCCCGCCGCCGTCGATCCCGTTGCCCTGCTGGAATGGTACGATAGCATCAGGTTCGCGAACTACAAAGTATCCCCGCAGTATTTCGACTTTGAAGGAGAAGGCGACGCAATGCAGGTTAACAAGAAAAGCCACGCCGCCCTGATCCAGGAATTTATTAACCAACAAACAAAGGAAGTATGAGTAAGCACACACCGGGCCCGTGGAAAACAGAAAACAAAGAAGGAGTAGTTTCTGTCAGGTCTGAAGATGATAGTCGTATACTCACGATTAATTGGCTGAAAGGCCCATATGGGAGATATGGAAGAATTAGCGATGAAGAAGGCGAAGCCAACGCCCGCCTGATCGCCGAGGCACCGACCATGTATGAGTTGCTTCAACGGCTGCGCAATAAAGACCGAAAGGGGTTTGCGGCATACAAGGCAATTCTCGACGAAATAGACAATCTCCTCACCTTTTAAACCCCACACCATGACCAGACCACAAGCAGAGCGCAAAGCGATGGAACTGTATCCGGAGACGGGAACCTATGCCGATGTAGCAATACACTTGGAACGCGCCGCCTTCATGCAGTGCTTCGACCTGATGCCCACCGGGAGCCTGCCGATTACGCGGGATGAGGTTGAAGAATGGGCGGATGCAAGATACCCGCAGAAATTTCCCGAAGGTGTTGGCAGGCAGAAAGTTTATACAGAACAAATGAATAATTACAACAGGGTAAAGCGGATTGCCGTTCTTGCCCTCTACGACCACCTTGCTGCCCTTTCCAGCGCAGCGCCCGCACCTGTAGGGGTGACAAGGGAGCAATATACGGGCAACATGCAGGCAAAGTTTGACAAGATGGAGGTCTACTGTTTTAACGACGACGCCGAAATGGGATTCAAGATTAATAATTCCAGTATTGCGACCCTGAACACAGACGAAGTGTCGGAACTAATACACTTTCTCATGTCTCACTACTTCCACCAAACGCAGCAGCACTACCTCACCGCCCCTGTTTCCAGCGCAGCGCAACCGGCTACGGGCATTGAAAAGGGAGATTGAGAGAACAAGAAAATTATAAGAAATGAACATTAAGAATATTAGCGGAGTTCGATTGTGCGTAGCCTGCAAGGTATCCAAACCAGCAACAACCGAATATTTTTATGCCGATAAAAATAGATATTTAGGCTTGATGTATCGTTGTAAATCTTGTGATAAGAAACGGGTAGACGGTCGTAAGCCTAAAGTTCGATATGCACAATTTACGCCGGAGCAGAAGCAAAAGAAATTTGCTATCGGAAGAATATATAGGAGAACGTTAAAAGGACGTTCAATTTCCCTGCAAAAAGCCTATGAAAATGCGGACAAAGCAAAAGGTTTTTACTGTACGATTACTCAATACGATATAGCCCAAATATTAGACAGCCCTTGTACCTACTGCGGCTATCCCTCTACCGGCTTGGATCGTATTGATAATCTAAAGGGGCATCACTTAAATAATTGCGTACCCGCTTGCAAAGAATGCAACGTGGCTAGAATGGATAATTTTACTCACGCGGAAATGTTTATAATAGGGCAAAGCATCAAATCGGTTAAAGATCAACGTAACACCCTTTCAAATATTTTGAATAAAGCTGGCTAACAGAATAACCAAAGGATCTTTCCAGATGCGGCTTGTCCACGATTGATTTAAATCTACCTCCCCAAAACCAACCCGATTTCTCAAACGCAGCAACCACCTCCTTATTACGGGGGTGGTTCCAGTTAATAGCGGTTCCTTCCATGATTACGTAGTCGATGGCGAGGCCATAGTTGTGGTATGACTTGCCGCCGCGGGCGTTGGTGACCACGCTGCCGGGCTTGGTTCGGCCTTGTGCGTAGAGGGCGTTCTGTTCCTCAATGGTGCGTAACCCTTGTACGATACGGATCTTTAATCCCGCAGGCCAGCCGGATTCGATGTACTCGATGATCTGCGTTACTTCAGCCCTGACCTTCGGGTGCAGGAGTTGTACGCGGGGGAGGGAGATAGAATCTCTCATACTCTAACGGTTGGCGTGAACAATGACTTTACTTTAAACACCCCGATGATGGCGAGGAGGCCACAGGCCGATAGGGCGATGATCCGCCAGAGGTTGCGGCCCTCCTTCAGGCGTGACCCGTTCGCGTTGGATACCGCCAGTTCCTTGCCGGCATTCGCTAGCTTCCACTGCAGGTCAGCGATTCCCCGGCTGTCGAGGGTGTAGAACGAGTCGCGGATGTAGACGGTATTGGTTACGACACGCGCAGGAAGGCATACGGTGCGAATCCTGACCGTATCTCTTGCATTAGGCGGACATTGCACCTCGATCACTTGCCCCGGCAGGAAGGCCGTATCTGTCACGATCAGCGTATCGCTGGAGCCGATGGAATCCTTGCATGGCAGGAACCGGTTAGCGGCAGCGGCGAAGACGTCGGGGAACCGCAGGGCGATCTCCGACTGCCTACGGGGTGCATTACGGGAGGTGAGGCATCCGGTGAGGAGGATGAGTAAGAGGGGGAGGTAGCGCATAGCCTAAGCTACGAAAAAAAAGCCAACAATATCAGCAGCGTTACGAATGCCATAAAGAAGTACAGCGGCTTATTCTCTTTGATTTCTTCCTTTGTCATCGGCGGTCTTGTTTACGTTCAAGTAAGACCTTAATGTCATTAAGCGTGCCAGCCATTTCATCTACCTTCTGATCGAGTTTGTCGTACTTTTTATTAGTCTCAATCTGCATATCCATGAAACGGATTTCTAGGTTTTTAAGCTCCGATTCATTGGTGGCCACCTTATTGGATAAACTTATCCATCCGCCCGCGATTGCCATTATTACGGTAACGGCAACGCCCAATAATTGCCCCAAAGTGATTTCTCTTTTCATCGATTAGGTTTCCTGTAATATAACACTAGCCAAAGTCCCGCCAAACCGAAATAGACTAATCCGTAAGGGCCTTGCTTGTAGTTGATAAAATAAAGTAAGGTATCTATAATTGTCCAGATAAGGAAGATTCGGGCAGAGGTTTTGTTAACCCGGTTAGGAATGTATGTCATCAGCGCGGCCGCAATCAAGATCCACACCACTTGATCTCCGGCGTACTTAATATTCCAGTGCAGCTCCATCGGCACATATCGGCAAATGATCCAGTTCTGCGCGTCCCGGGTATTGTGCCAAAAAGTATGCGCTTCCGATACTAAGAACGAAAGCGCAATGAATAATGTGGTCAGGTATTTCCTCACCCTTTACCTCCGGGAGGTGGTGGCGGCGGTGTTGGAGGGTTACTGCCCGGTCCGTCCTGTGTTGTCGGGCCGTAGATGGCGTTATACCACTCGGTGTATTCCTTCAGGAATTGGATCAGTTCTTTGAGTTGCTTGATCATTAAATGTCGGTTTTAGCGGCCTCGGCTTTCGCTTCAGCGGTTACAGTAAATGGAAGTGTTTGCGGGTTGGTGGCTTTCAGCGGCGTACCGCCAGCACTGGTAGCAACTACCGGAGTTTCGGTTGGCAGCTTGGTGAGGATAGAGGCAATGATCGCGGCAATTGCTGCGGCCTTGCTCTGGAGTACCTGCGCCCATTCAGGCAGGGTAATCCCTACTTCTTCAAGAATACCCGGCAGTCCCGTCACGATCACCGTAGCGATAGACAGGTAGTTAAGAACTTTGAAGAAAGCCGGGGTCTTGGCTCCCAGGCGCTTGAAGAACTCAATAATGTAGTTCCAGACTTGCGAGTTGTTATTCATGTTATGTTGGTTTAATTCCACAATTTTACGAGCAGTGATCCGATATAGGCTACGAGGCTAGTGCATACCCCGCCGACAGCTATTGCCATCCATTTGAGGTAGATAGACCGCTTGGCCTGTTCCTGCTTCATCACCTCTACCTCTATTTCCAGTTTCCCCACCCGTTCGCTGAATCCCTTCAGTCCTGCCTCCTTATCGCCCGTAATCGCCTGGAAAACCCGCTTCAGCATGTGTTTGTTTTCCTCTGTGGTTTCCCGCAGTTTGCTCACTTCTTCTTCGATGCGGGCGATTTCCTTTTCCACGAAACTAAAGTTACGGCGTTTTGATGATAAAAATCACTTTGTCAGGGCGTTTGCGGCTTAGGCATCAGCCTGCGTGCCCCCTTATATTGAACGGGTGGTTCTCCGGCGTCAGGGTTTACGGTTACGGTGATTGAATCATTGGTGGTATTCCCCGCATTGTCGGTGACATACAGCCTGAAGACGTAGGTTCCTGCCACCATCCCCAGCACATCGGTTGACGCTGTGTTGTCATTGGAAAGCGATGGAGAATTTGGACCCGATACTACCACCCATTCATAAGTCAAGGCTTGTCCTTCCGGATCAGTACCCGTCCCGTTCAAGGTAATGCCAGCAGGCAGTGTAATCGTTGTGTCATTACCCGCAAAAGCGGTAGGTGGCTGATTCGCCTGTGTGGTAATAATCACATCATCAAAGGCGGTTGCCCCGCTGTTATCGGTGACAGTAACCCGGTAGGTTCTTGTTCCGGCGGTCAGGCCTGTGATAGTCGTGCTTGCAGCTGATGGGCTGGTAATCGTCCCGCCAGACGTTCCTGATACCTTCGTCCATGCATACGTAGAGATCGTTCCGTCTGGATCTGTTGCCGTTGCAGTAAGAGACACCGAAGACGTGGGGAGCGTAACCGTCTGGTCAGAGCCTGCACTTACATTAGGCGGAGTATTTGGCAAGGGAGACGACTCCACATCAAAGAAAGAAGGCGTCCTGTTTTCCGGATGGGCCAGTATGTATTTATACATTAACCAAGACTTCATATTCCCCAGGCGCGAAGTGTCCACGTAAGCGATCGGATTAGCGACCGGAGGTACAATCCTGTTGCCGGTGGTGTCTCCCCCATATGCATTTGCGAGGAAGGCAGCCATCGTTTTGTTGGTAGAAAACGTATTCCCTTTCACCTTTGCTGGCTTAAACTTTTCGCCTCCGGTGTTTGCGATCGACACACCGAATGATGAACCAGTCTGGTTGAACATATAATTACCGGAAATATTCAATGCTAAGGAATCGTAGACCTCAGGGAAATCAACGTCAACTGCCTGACTGAAATAGTGCTGCTGGTAGCCAATAGTTACATTATTGGTAATATTAGCAGGACCTTCCCCGAGAGCGCCCATACCCCCAACTGCATCGATAACCACACAACTGTCTATACTTACTGTACCCGTACCCCCTCCATGAAAAAGAGAAAAGATTTGTCCTGATACATTGGATAGGCCTGATCTTATAGAGAGACAATTGATATAATCCGCTCCTTCATGGAAACTGGTTTGCATAGCGTCCCACATATTGCTACGGAAAATGCATTCACGAAGTTGAGTGTACTGGCTTTTGGGTGCGGGACCATCGTTACCTTGTCCCGTCCCTCCCGGATTAGTTGGTCCATCGTAAAGACCTTCATTCTTCGTGCTGTCCACATAGCACCGGTAGAAGTAATTGGAAGGTCGAAAGTTGTCATAAATCTTATACGGTCTTGTGCTATCGGAAATAGCCTTGACTGCCAGACCCGTGCTTACGTTCAAAAATGCGGCGCCCCTTACTACGACATTCGACTGAAGGAATCCTGAGAATCCACGGTAGTAATATCTGGATGTGTCTACGTTTGGATTCCCAACAATAATTCCGTATTTGATACCCAGTTTATTGTAGTTCCACAGCCCATCAAAAATTACATTTCTGACAACGTTGCTATCGCCGCCGCCTATGTTGATTGAACTGGTGTTGTTTTTATTAGTATCAGTAAAAGTTATATACCCGCGCGTGGTGTCTGGAACAATCCGTATAGGGCATCCGTCAGGAGCATTGATGCCACCTAAGGTGCCCCGTAACCAGTCGCCATTAATATTATTGGGATTTGCTTTCCATTCGATAATATCACCACCTTTCAAACCAGGTATCAGATTGTCCTTCCAAACATCTGACATGCTGAAAGAGGTAGCATTAATCCCGCCACCCATGACATTTCCAACTGTGTGCCATACAGGCGGTCCTTCGCGGCATGTAAGTTCACCCCTTTTATGAGCATCCCTTACGTAAACCATAACAGTGTCTGCATCACTGGTTGATCCGGGTCCCGTTGCTGCAACGCGGAAATAATGGTAGCCAGTGTCCGCGAGAGATACAGTTAAATTTGCCGTTGTTTGTCCGGAGAGAGAAACCGTCCCTGGTCCAGCATACCTTGTCCACGAATACGTAGAAGCTGTACCCGCATTTACTGTTGCAGTCAAAGTGAAAGGTGAGGCTTTGCGCGTTCCCTGACTGATGAATTTTCCCTGATCCAGGCCCGCATATATATCCAGCGAAGATGACACAGTAATGAGCACATCATCGGTATCGGCTTCGCCGTCATCATCGGTAACCGTTAACCTTAACTGGTACGTGCCTAAAGCAAGGTTACTCACCGTGGGAGTGGTAATGGCTGCATTGGAAAATGCTACCGTCGTTGGCCCGCTGATCTGCGACCATGCATAACCGGCTATCGTGCCATCAGAATCAAACCCTGATCCTGTCATCGCTACTGATGTAGTTGGAAGAACCACAGATTTATCCGTACCTGCGTTGGCGATCGGTGGCGAGTTTGTGCCGGAAAATTCACCGTACTGAATGAGTGTGATCAGCCCGATTTGTCCGGCACCGGTGGAAGACAGGCCGCTCATTGACCAGTCAATTGCATTGCTTACCGGTTGTACGTTGTCCCACAAGCCGTATTGATGCGTGTTCCTGTTCTGTTGGTTCATTCGTTGCACCCGGCTTTGCAGGGTCGCTGTCCATCCCGGTTCACCTCCTGGTACTGTCAGGCTGGTGCCGTGGATCATGACCGTGTAGTTGCCGTCGGGGACATTCGTGAACCGAAGCTGCTTTGGCGACGCCACGCCGTACACTTCAAAGCTTTCTCCCATTGTACTGTCAGGAGCGCCGCCGTAGTGATCTGAATTGAAGGTTACACGCTTCGCATTGCTACCCCCTTGCGCTACAATCGTAAAACCGATACCGGTAGATGAACCAGTCCGGTAATCAATCAATCCCGTCACTGTCGTACCGGTGGTATTGGTTGAAATCGTTTTATAGAGCGGGTGGGTCTTCGCTGCGTTGTCCGGGTTGACATGGATAACCTTGTAGCCCAGCCCATATTTCTGAATACGGGCCGCTTCTACCCTAGCAGATAAAGAGTTTTTGAAGGAGCCTTCAGCCAGAAAAGAAATATTATAGTCACACTGCGCTGCAAAGTCCCAATCAAAGCCGCGTTCGAGAGAATCTACATAACGCTTCGCCGTGGTGTCCAGACTGCGATGGTGAAGATCCAGCCAGCGTTCTACTCTCGCGAATCGTTTGAACATCGAGTCATGCACTTGGCTATGGCTTGGCGTCATAAATGCATCGACCTTCATCATCCTCGGGCTCTTGCCTTGCCCGGCAATGGAGGTATCGAAAATGACAGAGCCGTTGCCGAAAAAGGGCTGCGTTCCGTCGCCCATTGACCACATGCCCCACAGCCAATTCTTTTTTAACTTGGTGCTGTTGAAAGTGAAACTACCATATCCACCTACTCCTCCGGCCGTTCCGGCCATGGCAGCAAATAGTGTGTCTTTGTAGTTCATCCAACCCAGCATGCTGGTAAAACCTGATGAGTGCCCAGAGCAATACACCTGATCGTTATTGATCAGGTACTTTCCTTTAATGTAGTTGATGGCATTGTCAAAGTCGGCTTCCACGTAGAAGTTGCCCACGCGTTGGAAGGTTACATAGATATGGCCATAGCCGGGGCGAAACGCGCCTGACCGGATTTGCGGCAACATACCATTATTCCACATCTTGGCGGTATCAGAAGCGGTCGTCCACTTTTCTCCGTCTCCGCTAAGGTTCCAAGTAAGGCGCTTCTGCCAGAAAGGGATCGAACCGTGATCCTTTGGCAAGTACAACAATGCTTGTATACCGCCGCTACCGGGAATCGTTTCCCGACGCAGGGTATCGAGTGACGGGAATAACACCTGCGACCGAGCGGTGAGCGCAAACAAAGCGGCGACTACCAAAAGGATTTTCTTCATTACTATTCTTTAAAAGGCGGCAAAGACCAGCCTTATTTTTACGTTGGATGTTGTTAAGGTTGTTGGCGAAGCCACTGAAAGGACGTTTATGCCTAGCACCGACGCGACCGAAGTATTCTGCTGTTTAATCTTGAATGTGGCCGCGGTACTCGATTCAGTGAGTAGTTCCATCGTTATTATTTCATTGCTTGCCATCCCAGTGAATATAGGATTAAAACCCATGATCGATAGCCCGGTGTACCCGTTCGAGGATAACCACGAAGACATATTAAGCGTTGCTGTTCCACTGACTACCGAGGCAAAGGCGAACGTATCTTTCACGATGACGCTAGCAGTTATCTTGACGCTGTTGTCTTTATTGCGCAGGTTGAAGGCGGGGTTGTTTGCTTTGGCAATAGCCACCCTAAAACTGTCTAATAGAACATTGGTAATGCTATCAGCCTTGGATAACCGCTGATACCACCGGGCAAGCATCCTTACCGTCACGAAATTATCTACGTACTGGTTAGCCGTGGTGTCTGGTTTGACTTGGGCGGAGACATCCGGCGCCGCCATCAATAATGAAAAAAGTAATGCTATAAAGAGTTTCATGTTCGCTTATTTGACTGTGTAGGTTATTGTACCGCCGAAAGGTCTTGACAAGTTGGAAGTAGTGACATACTGAACTAATATAGAATCGGTTGCCGCATCGGGTAGTATAGTGGCAACTGATCCAAAACTTTCGCCTCCCGTACCTGCCGCGTCGGTTGTTGCCGTGAAATTGGAAGCCACCGGTAGTGACAAGTAAAACTGCGTGTTCACCCCCGGAGAAGTTGCTGTTATGGTGGCAGTAAAGGAAAAAGTGACCTCGTTCCCGACACGTAAGTAGTGCCCGGTCACGCCAGTAACAGAGGTTACATTTGTTACGCCTGTGGTCGTGGGTGTATAAGTGCCGCTGGCAAGATTCGCCGCCGTAACGTTTCCGCTAAATTTACCGTTGCCTGTAACGTCGAGGGCTTCAGTCGGCGCTCCCGCTGTACCAATCTTTAATTTATTGATCCAACTTGACGCAACCCCGAATGTTTGGTTTTTAACTGTGCCTGTACTGCTCATCATCTGCCACTCCCCTGCTGTGTTTGCAGCATCGGTTAACTCTGTCGAACGGTGCTCGTATCGGAAATTGAACTGATTACTTGTACTGGACTTAAACGCCATATCCACCAGGTCGAGTCCGTTGTTATAGAACATGCCGCCCGCTGATCCGGCGCGGTTCACCAGCATTAACCCAGACTCGCCGAACGTGTCGCCGGTTTGCTTTAGGGTTAATGATGTGCCTGCCGTTGTGTGGGTAGAACCTATTATATTCCCCAGAAAGGTTTTATCCCCGCTGAATGACTGCGCCGTGTTCGTTACATATCCCGCTGTACCGGAAGCCGCTGGAGCCATCGCGAATACCCCCGTAACAGGACTATAAGTCATTGGGCCGGTGGCGCTGAACAGGCTTTTTACTTTCCCGTGGAAGTTGCTGATATATGTGGTGTCCACGGTCAGGGCACCCGTGTTACCGTTCAAAGAGGTTACGCCCGCCCCACCAAAGGCTGATTGCGCTTTGAGTTCAATACGTCCTGTTGTTGCATTCTTGACTAGTACGCTGTCGGATCCTGACGCGGAGGTGATGGTAGTGTAAGGAATGAAGATCGAGCCCGCTGTATCGATCCTGAATTTGGAAAGGTCGGTGCCGCTACTGGAGGTGCCTGCTTCAAACAACCAGTTAGGGTTGCTGCCTACCGTAGTGATCGCCGGGAATATTCCCAAGGAAGTAAATGCCGCCCCTGATGTTTGGCTTACGCTACCACCAATCCGGGTATTATACTGCCTACCACCGGTGCCGTTTAGTCCGCCTTCCAAAGCGGTTACAATCAGATTGGCGGTGTTGTAGTTATTAAGCCTTATCAGTCCGGAGGGGGAATTGCTCAACGTTATCTGGTTCTTTGTACCCGTGCCCAAGATAATGGAACGCTCCTGACCAGTACCCCCGTTTTCATTCCTGATATTTAAATTATTGCCGTTCCAGAAAATGCGGAAACGTTCAATATTAGTGGTGAGGGTGGAAAGGTTATGCCATGCCGTATTTGTCCCCGTCGTATAGTTTGCGCTACCGAAATAGTCGTTTGACTTATTCAATTTCGCGAACTGGCTGAATGCGGTAGTAGTGTCCGCGATGGCAAGGTAAGGGCCGCCACCAACTCCACCGCCAAGCGATGCAGCGGCAATCAGGTCGCCTACTTGTTTACTATCGAAAAACACCAAAGGTTTGCGAACACTGGTATCTGCTGCCAGTTCAACGGCCCCCAACTTCGGACCGCCTGTCGTTGTTTGCGCGGAACTGTCGTTGGTAGTGTACACATTAAACAGGCTCATCTCCCAACTATTCGCCCCTGATACGTTTGAGAAAATCGACCACCTGTACCTATCCAGCGGACCAGCGGTGTAAATCCACTCGTTGGCGCCTTCGGTAAGCAGCCCAATAAATCGGCGTGTGCCCCCGGTTGCAGGCTCTACGTACAACGCGAGAGGCTGGCCGCTGGCAATGTTCTTTACAACGGTGTTAACCTTTACGCTCACTCCGGGCGGGGTCACGTAAGTAAAAGAGCTGCCCCCTAAGTTAATTCCGGAGTTTAGTCCCGCCGTTGTTATAAGTTTGATGTTGCTTCGGGTAGAATCATACCCGATGGTTGTTCCGGTTCCTGTAGTTGCGCCGCCTGTTCCGCCCGCGAAAGAGTTAAAGAATAGTGGCACCCATGTAGATGACCCGTTGTAAACAATGTTTCCCGGAAACAGGTAAGCCATTTCACGGCCATTCGCGCCTGATACCATGGGCCCGCCGTTGCTGATGATATTCACCCTCGAAGATCCACGTGCCTCTACCGCCCTGACAACAGGATTGGACCATTGGATATGATCGAGCGTTACCGTTCCTGCTCGGACCAATATACCCGTTAACCCGTTGTTGATTTCAAGCCCTGCAATAGTCAAATAACTGGAATTTATAACCTCAATCTGGTATTGCCCCGGACCTCGTTCAATGATTCCTCCGCGGATATGACAGTTACGGGAGTCGTCTATTAAGATACCCCGCGTGTTGATCGTGCCATTGAAAGCGTCATCCACATTGCTTTGATTCTGCAAGAAATCAGTATTCAGGCTCCCGATGATATGCAGGTTTGCGCGACCATTGTACTGGCTTTTGTAATTGCGGATCGTGGAGTTATTGATCACTAATGTTTGCAACCCGTCCAGCGTAAACCGCTCGAAGTACATGTTTTCTACCAGCACGTTATTGCCGTCGTTCACGATCAATCCAGACAATCCCACATCGGCACCGGCAAGCCTCATTGCCCGCAGGGTGGAACTACTGTTAATACGCATACAATTGATAGCGCCCAGCGTGGTGATCGTGGTAGAAAGCCAGCCCGCGCCGGTGATATAACTTTGCTGCGGCCAGTCGATCATCGCGCTTGTATGGAATCCGCCTGCCGGGAAGTTCACCCGGAGTTTATTAACGGTTGCTGCAGCGGCGCATTTCGCAATCGCCGCATAGTCATCTACGCCGTCATCAGGGATTGCCCCGAACCAAACAGGGTTTAACCCATCTGGGAAAGCGGGCTTCGTGGCGACGATTGTTCCCGCCCCGAAGAAGATCTGTTTATTTGGGGAAAAGATAGGCCCGTTAAACGTAAGGGAAACACCTGAAGATATATCGAAGCCTCCGCCTGGTTCAATGAATACCGTAATATTAGACGGGTTCGACCTGTTCGTAGTGATCGGAATGATCGTATTGACATAGATAACCGTCGGCAGCGAGGTAGCCGCAATCTTCGCCGCCCATTTTGCCTCTGTTGTTACCCCATTGTCGCGTAAAGAAAAGGCATCGTCCGGGCCAGTCACGGTGATACTATCGTCGTTTCCGGTAACGTTAATCCCATTTTTCCCTTCAATGATCTGCGGGGGCAGGTTGTCCAGTAGTTCGAGTATAGCCGTTGAATCCAGCCCGCCGGTGGAATCACCGCCTACCGCCTTCCAATAAGGGGGTTGCCCAAGCCTGCGGTATATCGTCCCGGCATCGGACCCCGCCGTGTCGAGCATAATATCTCCCGCCGTCTTCGGTAGCCATCCGGGGTATTGGCTGGTGTCTGCATAGCTGGGTAGTTTTAATTGCAGGAATTTACCCGCCAGCCATTCGTAGCGGGCGTTAATTTTCGTTGCCTGTGGTAGCTGCGCACTCGCGTGAAACGCTAACAGGACGAGAAGGGGAAGGAGGAGTTTTTTCATGTGTTAATTATAGTAAGAACAGTTCCGGATTAAGTACATCGGATTGTTTAATAGCCAAATCCCCTGCTATTGTTTCGTGTAACCAATCTGTGGAGTACCCGGTTTTCCACAATCCCGAATTACGGTCGGTAGATACCACATCTGAAAGATCGAAGTATGCTGTTACCCCTACCAGCCCGCCGCGAATGCTTGTGTTGATGGTAGTGACAACCGTATTGTTCGCTTTCACTGTAGTCGCGTCTGTAGAGTTCGGCTCAATCGTTCCCACAATGAATTTCTTTCCCGGGATGGCTGCGATCAACGTTTGCAAGTCTGCCAGAAACTGCGCTGCGGAGCGCGATGCATTGACATCGTTTATCCCAATAGCAACGATAACGTGAGAGCAGTAAGCGCCCATTGCAATCGACCGGGTATTATATCCGATGAAATTTGTAAGGGTCTGGCCGACCAAGCCCACGTGTACGTAACCCGAAAAGCTGCCCAGCGAAGGAGTAATCGTTCCCTTTTCCCCGAATGTGTCATATATCCCTAAGTTATAACCGCAAGACCTACTGTCTCCCACGATTAAAGCGCTAGGTTTTGTAGTCATGGCTATAATTGCGAGGGGTGGCGCTCCGATGGCTGCACTTTTTGCTACCGTTCCAGACATTGTTTTATCGATAATGGAGTTTCCAAATTCATATGAATCATATACAGCGTCATAAAGAATATTGTCATTCCCGATCACGGAATTAGGATGGGTAATGTACTGCCGGATATAGAAGGCTGCGCCGTATGGAATAGTAACCGTGCAGGAATCAGAAACGCCATTGGTTAAATCAGCGACCGTTCCGCTGACATTTCCACCAAAAAGAATTTGCGTAAAAGTCCCTACCGGATATTCCACCGATGCAGTAACCGTTTGCGTACCCCCTGTTGAAGTTTCTCTTGCTGTTCCCGTAGGCTCGTACCAGTTAGCCACAACGATTTTGAGGCTGGTAATATTATCCTTCGCGATATGTCTTGTTCGCGACATTTGCCGGAGAAAGGAAAATTTGTTTGTGGCGATATAACATCGAGTTGCCACTTGCCCTAAATAGGGAGCAAGTGGACCCGCACCAGATCCGCCAGAGCTGGAGTTGGCGGCCTCCGGGTTATTCACCGCCCATTGCTGCTCGGCAAATTCCTCATCCGTCACCGCCGTTGCTACCCCAGCAGCGATCAGTCGCGCCCCTTGTGTCTCGTAGCGAATTTCGTTTAGCTTGAAAGTCTCGCCGAGCGCCTCGCCCGTCTGGTTGAATTTAATGTACATGAGTTATGAATTAAGTATAATCTAAAGCTATGAAAATATTGTCGGTTGGCAACACTGCAATGGAACTGAAACTAACGACTACAGGCCCCGCCGTTGGCCGGAATGCCACCTTATACTGGATTAATGGCCCATTGCGGTACAGTGCGACGACCACCTGCTGGTTGCCCTTCACCTGTACTGTCGCGGTAATGACGCCGCTATAGGCCTCGTGCCTGCCGGTCACCATTTCTGATGCGGTGTCAAGGGGGTACGCGCCGGAGGTAATCGTTACCGGAATGCCGCCCACGCTAAGTATCTGTATCGCGGTATCAGCGGGCACCTTCCTCGCCCCGAAGTTATTCGGTGGCGGCGGGATGGAATTTATTTCAAAGGGTACGGATGAAGTAAAGCTACTAAGCAGTGATGGCGGGCACTGCCGCAACACGCAAGCCTTATAAGTGCCATTCGGTAGCGGACCACTCGTCCACGTATCGCCGCCACCCGTTGACCCGCCCGCCACTTGCGTAGCATCGCAGCTACCGCCAGCGGGAACGATCCTGACTGCATAGAAAGACATTTGCGGCATGGTCACCGTCACTGACAAGTCGGGATTAACGATCACACTCACCGCGCCGGGGGCATCGCAGACTGTCGGGGGTGGCGGCTCTACCGGAGGCGTGATAATCACCTCGCCCGGTTCGCCGTCCTTATAGATCACGAAGATCGTTTCGCCAGGTTCAAACGGGAATAGCGGGTCCACGCTGAAACGCGCCAGAGCAGGCTCAAACTTCACGTCCCCGCTACCCGGATCGCCATCGGTAAAGTAATGTTGCCCGCCAGACCGGTGTGCCGCAATCAGCGTACTGAACGCCAGCTTCGGTTCTGTCACGGACGTCCCGCCAGCGGTCGGTATGGTAATCTTTTTAAGACTCAACGATCTGGAATATTACAAAGACCCTTTCACCCGGATTGAACGGGTTGGCAGGGTCAAAGGTGATAGTAGTCCCGTTATAGGTATAGGTCCTGTTGCCGGGGGTGTCATCGGGGTCGATCTCTTGTCCTTCCCTGTCAACTTCAATTATGTCATGCCCTGCGAAGGATACCCCCTTCCGCGCGCTAGACCCACTAACGGTGTTTGTTCCCGGAATAGTGTTCCACCAATCAGACACTACAGCCCCGAACTGTGTAGGATTATCCGGGTCAACGGAGGTAATCGCAACGCCCCCCGTACCCGCCAGGGATAGGTCGGACTCCGAAAACGACGCCGTATCAGCGGAGATTTCAATGGTTTCGATCAGGAATATCCCCTGCACCTGCCGCTGCTCGCCCACCTCATCGGTGAAGCTGAACCGCATATCCTGCTCGGTGCGCCGGACGCCCTCCTGCAGGAAGTATAAGATAGAAATAGTTGTGTCAGTAACAAGCGTAGTCAGCCCCGTAACGTTCACCGACATATCGCTCATGCGGACGCGTTTCTTGCGGAACAGGCCCGCATTGCGGTCGGTCTTCCCGATCAGTTCATTGCTGAAAGTAAATCGGGCGGTAATTGCGCACCCGACTGGTTTGTAGACGCCGCCGACCTTGCACTCCATGAAGGCATTCGATCCAAAAACGACGTTACTCATTGGCGGTTATATATTTGAATTCGTGACCCTCGTACACCTTCGGGCGGGTGCTATCCTGCAACTCCTGTAAAAATAGGTTAAATTCACATAGGTGGTGGTCCTGTTCGTAGTGCAGCACCATAAATAAACGGTTGGCGGTGGACTTATCAGCGTCCGTCAGCACGTAGGTGTTAACCAAGTCGGGAACTTCCACGCTGCTATCCAGCCCATCGACCACCCCCTCAAATTGCATCATCACCCGATTGAACTGGTTCCAGACGTCGAAGGATTGTAACTCCCCGAACGGGCGGGTATCGGTTGAACCGTCAGGGAAGCGTGCCCCATCATAGAAGCCGTCAGTAAGTACATAATCAGGGGCTACATATTTCAGCAGCGCTCCCTTCATGGCGATACGCGGCGCGTCAGAGATATAAACATCTTCATTTCTAACCGCTTTAGGCGACGCACCCGTTCCAGTTACCTTGTGGCGCTGGCCGTCATACTTTTGATAAGACCCATTAATATATGGAGTGATCTCAACATTTATATTCTGGAAATACGCGGGCTGGTCGTCGTCGCCAGACGAAGATCCCTGCCTCATTTGATTGAGTCCTAGATATAACTTCCCGTCAGTTGGCAACGAGCCCAAGTTAGCGGAAATAGTCTGCCATTCGGTTTCGTCCACATCGCTAAGAATCCATTCCACAGGCATTGATTTTTCGTCCTGCGTTGTTGGATTAGTGCCATTAGTAAAGGGGTCCATCCAATAGAACTCCGATAGATTGCTGGAAGTCGGGTTCCACCAATGCCATACTCTGCCATCGTTCCCTACCATCCAAATCCGGATAGGGTAATGGGTAACTACAGCCCCCGATCCTAGATCATGCTCCCACCGGAAATCAACCGACATCGTAACCCTATCTCGCTCATTAACGATAATAGGCGATGACTGCAGGAACTCCCACGGCGTCCCGCCATCGGGAGCTGGGGTGATGACCGCGTATCGTTCCTTTTCATATCCGTATTCAAACTTTCTTTCAATATAAGATTGTACCTCTAACGGTTGGCCGAATAAACGCCGAAATGTCCAGCAGTCCAAGGCATACCTCCCGGTGCTCGTTGGGGCGCTTAAATTCGGCGCAGACGTTACCGCGCCTCTGGTAAATTCCTGATTACAGATCAATTCTATTGGGTAGTCATAGTTAAAGTCGAGCGTAATGGCCCTGTATTCCCGCTGGGCAGACTTCAACGCGTCGTCGTTCATCCATGACAGTGGCAAGTCTACGCCAATCTCTTTCTGTACTGATTCGGTAAATGCTTCGATAAACGCGCCGGTAGCATCGAACCGGTAACCCCGCAATGGCGTATCCAGTTCCAGTTCATCGACCCTCTGTACTCTCCACCGCCCACGGTATTGCGTCAGGAAACACATATTACCCAGCAAGCGTGTCAGCACCTCATAGCAATCTATCGATACGTCAACCTCGTCCTCAAATGTCTTTGCGTCAAGATATTCGTGTTTATAGAAGTGACCCGCTGCGCCGTCATTTTCGTTAACGGTAGTTGCAGTTGCCTCCCTGATGTTCATAATCACGTCAAGTTCTAATAACTGACCCGTGCGGGCAAGCGCCCATACAAAGTAGTTCATGATCTGCCACGTGTTCAACGGATTCGCCCCGTCAAAGTTGACCAGTACCTCATCATTCAGGAACCCAAGGCCGTCCGTCGCGAGTAGGCTAATGACATTCGGGTCAGGCTGGAAGTCCTGTGACAAATCGGATACAGATAGGAATCCCCGGAATAGCGCGAACTGCGTGTACGGCATATCGATAAACACGGAGAACCGGTTATCGCCGCCGGAGGTGAAGTTGTCAATATCGATCACGGTGGAGGAATAGACCTGTATCTCCGCCTGCTTCGACCGGATCGCGGTAAATTTATCCTCGTCGTTATCCACGACTTCGGTTACTAGTGGCGTTTCTGCCATCTCCAGTTCAATCGGGGCCACCTTCGACAGCTGCACCCTTGTGTCCGTACCCGTCGCGTAGTCGATATAGAACCCCCAATTATCGAGGGCCGTATCAATGAATTTAATCGTCGCCTTACCCGGCGCAACAGGGATACCGTAGTCGTTCCAGCTAGCCCCGTCGTACCACCCGAAGGCGGCACCAATAGCGCCCGGCAATGGATCCCACGAGACATAGGCCACTACATACCCGTCGTAGTTGTTTACAATCTTGTAGCGAATGCCGTACACGTTATCAGTAACCGGCGCTTCCTCGTCAAAGATCACCACCTCGACCAGTTGCTGGTTAGCCTGATTGTCGGGGCGCGTCGTTTCCTGGTTCACGAACCCGCCGGAGTATGATTTCATGTTTGTTATCATCGTGCGCCAAGCCTCCTCTGCGACCGTGATGTGCGTGCATTAGATAGTAAGAGGTCGTTACCGCGTATCCTTGCGCTCAATCGTCCCGATACTTGCCCCCCGGTATTGATCCCCTGTATCATACCGCGGAGCTGATCCAGCGGCGCAATGACTTCCGGGTTGCTGCGTGATGTACCGCGCCCCTCACCGACCATTGCCAGCGTTGGACCGGAAACGATACCCCCGGAGGCGAAACCGACAAGATTTTTGAAAATACTATTGAACCCTCCAGCACCCGCTGCCCCCGGAACGAGCGCAGAAAGGATAGCCGCTTGAATGGCAGCCTGTATAAGTTTCTGTATGAGTTGTAAAACAGATTGTCCTATGCTTTGAAAGAAGGCTTTTAGCGGATCTTCCCCAGCAATGATAGAGCTAAATAAATCAGAGAAGGCTGGCGCCACTACACCGGATATTGTCTTCGCCAGACCGATAGATTCCTTTTGTGTCTTGGTAAGCAAACTATCCACGTCTTTAATCCCTAAAGCCTCGGCAAACTCTTTTCCGCGCTTTTTATTAGTTTTTAAGAATATGTCTAACTGTAACTGGAGTGAGTTTTTCTTTAGGTCGTCAAGCTCTTTTTGGGTGGCGTTAATTGCTTTTTGACCTTCTACCTGCACGTTCTTTCGAAACTCCGCGCCGCCGGTATCAATACTGACCTCGGGTCGTACATTGAAATCAAAGCCGAATTCCTGAATGGCAGACCTGAAATCCTTATTGAATTTCTTCAGGAAGTCGCGAGCGATCTGCTTGTTTTTAGCTTCATTCTCACTGGTAGGCGCAAGGAAATCTACCTTAACGTCCCGGATTGACCGGTCATTAAAATAATCGGCAACTCGCTTTGCCTCGGCAATAATATTATCTGCAGCTTTCTTTGTGGGCTTGGCATCAAAGAAACTAAACCCGTTGGCCTTGGATAGTTCCGCCGCCGCCGTTTCCGCATTCTTGGCAATGTTGAGATATTGTTGCTCCTGTACCTTGGCCGCCTGTACCGCCTTCGCTGTGCCTTTCTCCTGCTCCGCATTCAATCCCTGTATCGCCCGCTTGGCTCCCTGTACGGGATTAATAAGGGTCTGAAAAAAGTTCTGGAGCACTACCTTACCCTTATTCAGGTTCGATACATTATCGTTCAGCCCCGCCGTCTGCGCCTTAAAAGCTTCTTCAGCGGCCTTGCCATAGGCATAATTGGCTACGGCCTTCTGTAGGGTCATCTGGATATAAGCATCCTTGTTCCGCTGCAGCGCCTTTTCGGCCTCCTCCAGCGTGGTAACAAAACCCGTCGTCTTACCTATGGTATCGTTATACTGTTTTACAACAGCATCCTTATCTATAAATCCCTTCTTAGCAAGTTGTATCTGATTTTCCAGTTGAGACACTGACGATGCCGCTCTCACGAACTCGTCCTTAGCGCCCATAATAGATTCCTTCAGGTTCTGGAACGGCGTGGGAGCCTTATCCAGCTTCACCAATGCCCGAATTAATTCCTCCACAGCGGTTGCCGCAAGCCCTATAATACCCGCAATGCCAATACCTGGCAGAATATTCGCCAGTTGCCGTACCACGCCATAGGTCTTTTGAAAACTCCCCGCCGTAGCCTTACCTGATATACCCGCCTGCTTCTCCAGCGTTTTTAACTCCGCTGTGACGCCGGAAAGTTCTTTCTTCAGCGCAAGACCGCCCACGCCGCCCAATTGATTTTTGGACAGCCCCGATAATTCACCCTTTAAACTTTTCTGTAATTGCTTTAACTCGATGATCGAGTTGCTTGCTGCATCGCCGATGTCGGCAATTGCTTTAATAGCGGGCTTGGCAGTCTTGGGAAGATTTGCCAGTGATCCATTTGCATCATTCAGCCCTTTACCGAAAGAAGATCCAGCCTTCGCACCTTGGGTCTGCGCGGTCTGTGTAAAATCCTTTAAGGCCTTTTCAGCCTGCGTAACGTCCGCCGTAACTAGTAGCTTCAGACCTTCGTTAGCCATTTAATTTCTTTTTAGCCCGGTCTAACGCTTCTATTTCCCGGAATTTCTCTAATGTTTTTTTAGCCCGGTCTAGCCCTGAATTCTTTTTTGTAGACTTTACAGGCCAGAGTTTATCCATCTTCAGATTCTTATCCCCTACCTGCACCGCCGCCAGTATGTATGCAGCCCTTCGGTGCCATGATTCCAGCATTTCATCCCGCTCCCGAAGCCCTGTGATTGCTAGTACGAGGTCTCGGAAGGTTGTTCGATGTAGATCCCACGGCTTCCATCCGAGTTCTCCGTAGGCAATGGATTCGAGTCGGTCGAAGTCGATGCCGTTGTCGGTTCCGTGGAGTCCTGGCTTTTTTTTTCATCCTCCGACGCTACCACCTTCTTGTTGATCGAACTATCCGCGTACACCTTCATTACCTCGACCATCTGCGCCTTGCCTTCCTCGGTTTCCATTGCCGACTCAATCCATTCAACGAAATCGCGGAACTTTAAATCCGGCTGCGTCTCGTTGAGCAGGCAGTTGTTCCGGTACGCACATTGCATCATCTTGGCCCAGCCGTAATCGGTCATGCCGCTGTCTAGGTAGAACACGCCCTCAGTATCCTTGATTACCTCCTCGGTAAACCACTTGATAGCGGGGAACGCGAACTTCAGGCCGACCTTCTTGCCTGCGATTTCAATGCTGGTATAGCCGTTCATTATGAGTTGGCGTTTTCGTCGTAGTTGTCGAGTGTACCCGATCCGGAGAAGGTTGCATCAAAACCCAGCAACCCATCAGCATCCGCAGAAGCAGAAGCAGACAGCGACGTCACATACGCCGAGCCGTAGTTCTGAATACCCTCGCCGATGTCCAGTCCGTTGGGAATATCCGCGTTATTGCGGTAGTTGAAATCCAGCTTTGTTTTATCCTTCATCCACTGCTTTAGCTGGGCGTAACTCACCTGAAGGGCGGTAGGATTCGCCTCCTGTACTGCCGTTACGTTTGCGGTGAACGATGGCTCCGAGATACCGGTCTTTACCCCGCAGTTCGTGCGGCGCTCCGATGTTTCAGAGGTAATGTCGAAGGTGGAGCTTTCGGTACAAACCACCGCGCGGAATGCTGCGAGTGTTCCCGAAGGGCGAACCCATAGATTTACGAGTGATCCTGATACTTCCATGATATGTTGTTTAAGAGGTTAATTGCACCACGCGGTGTAAATTTCGTGTAACTATTCGATAATACCTATATGTTCCGTCGTCTTCAGCTAAATAAGTTGCATCAGCGCGCCGGACGTCTGAAACCTGAATACTGCTATCTACCGGTAATAGTCCCGCACCTGGAGCCGAGAACAATAACTGGTAAATTTCATTGTCAATGTCCCCCGCCCTCGCGTCATTGATCCTTGCCTTGTTCTTCGTCACCACATCCGTTATCAGCACAATATTGGAGGCATAGCGGGCGTTGTTCGTGTTCTCGGTTTCTGATTCGATCCTTAGCAGCACATAGTCACCAACATCCTGTGGTGGCGCGTCCACGCGGTAAACGGGCACACTGATATTGCCATCCAGCAACTCATACCACGCATTCATAATAAGGTTCGTAACGTTTCTCATACTGTTTTACCGTCTAATAATACTTTACGCACCCGCTTTAATATCTCCACCTTCTCGGCCTCAAAGGCCGGAAACATAAACGGACTCGCTGGCATTCGGCCCATCCCGTTCACATAAAACTCCTTTGCGAATTCCCGCGCCTCTGGGCTAAACTGGAATGATGTTTCAAAGACTCTTGCCCCTGTCCCAAACTCGACGTAAGCCGCGTATGGAGCTAATGCAAAGAACTCTTTCTGATACCGCTCTACGGATAAGTAACCGATGGACGCTTTCAGTAACCCGTTCCGACCGTTGGGGGCCAATGCCCGCGCCCGGTCTGCCATGTTCTTTACCCCTGTATCCAGTTCCGCCACCACCTGATCGCCTAACTTCTTGCTGTAGGCATCGATCTTTTTAATGACCGCAGACAACCCCTCTACCTGTACTTTAAAGGCCTTCGCCATCGTCGTCCGTTAGATTGTTAATAACTGCCGCCAGTGCTGTCCTTGCCAGGAAGTCAATTAAGAACTGTCGTAAGTTGCGTCTCACCCTTCCGCCACGTCGTACTTGACCCCGTGGCTTCGGCTTCTCGCGGTAATACAGGCAACACCTGCAGTTAGCAATATTTTCTATACTCGCCTGTGGGTCTCCCGGAAAGCGTATTTCTTCGTTATTATAAAAAGCCCCCAACAAGGTTTGTGACACGCCATCTAATGCAACATGAGAATAGTCAGCCCCATAATTGGGTAATCCACGTACAGATCTATCAAACGACGTAACCCATACCTTCTCCACATCCAGGCCCGACATATACGCCCCGATCAGTCCGCCGAAGCTCATCACCTTAGTGGTTTCTGTCAGTGCAATCCTTCGTGCCCGCTGTGCTGCGTAAGGGTTCGGCGTTTTCGTTAGCGCCAATTCCCTGAACTCCGCTATCGCCTGATCCAGCGGCATGCCGTTATCCACTTTATCCAGTAGGTAGGTCTTGATATACTTACGTGTGCTTTCGTTGATCGGCAACGCCGAATCGTTTAATACCCTGATGCGGAAATAGTCTTCGATGGTTCCGGATAGGTCGTCCAGCGACAATCCAAAGCTAGCCGTCCGTGGACGCACGCGCTTCTGTTCCATGTTAACCGGTGCCGATTTGCGACCCCCTAACAGGTAGTTCAGCACGTAATTACTTTCGATGTACGCCCCTCGCAGGTACATTTGCTTCAGCACTTTAACGACCGGCTCCAGTTCAATGGTCTGCCGGATGTTGGCCTTAGCAACCGGGTAGCCGTCCCGCTCAATAGAACGCAGGAAGGAACGAATTTGGTTGCGGATAATAACGGCAATCTTGGGCATAAAAAAAGCCATGACTTTACGCTGGCGTAGATCATGTGATGACCAAAAGGCTTTCGCCGCTTCTGTATTGCTTTTTACATCAAACATTCCCTTTACTTGTTGCCGTCATGGACCAATAGAACCGTTTCTCATCTACCCGGGTTAGCTGGCTGATCGTCCAGTCCTTGCCTTCGTAGCGTATCTTCCAATCCGCGCCGGGGTATTTGTCAAACCTGAATCGAATTTGAAAGAACTTCGTATTTACTAGTTGCGTCTGGCCGTGTTCGTAGCTGCGTGATCCTGATGGGCTGGTTATTTCCGCCCATACGCCAAAGACCACATCCGTTGCTTGCTCGATCCACTCGCCATGAGTGCCCTTCGCGTTAATTACCTGTACCAGTTGGACCTGGCGGCGTTGCCCTATACCCATTGCATTACCCTCCTATGAGGGCGGCAAATACTGATCGCCCGCTGATTGGGGGCCGTTACAGATTCGTCTCCCCGGTTTTCGTAATGATCTGCCACATACGCCAGTATCGCGTTTTTGATCCACCGTGGCGCGTTGCCCGCATTGTACCCCGCTTTATACTGTGTGGTAATCTCCGCGCTGGTCGGCGTCTTCACCTTCGGGAACTGTGTTCCCAATAAAGTAAGTTCGTCCGTTCCTCCGGTCATTGCCCCTGTAACGGGCCCGGGTAATTCGATGTACCCGTTGCCGTTGCAGAAAACTACATGCAATAGCTTGGGTACGCAGTGAATGCCCGTGTATTTCTCTACCCATAACCGTCCCTCCGTAATCAGGTCTTCGATCAGGCTGTCATCGTAAGTGAACTCCTCATCAGGAATGTTTCCCGTGAAACCTTCGAGCCGCAGGTATTGCTTGGCATCGTCAAGGCTTGCGGGTTCTTCCACAACACCACTATCTTCGGAAAGATCTTCAACGCTGATAATATAATTGTTACGGTATACGTTCACGTTGTCGATTTCGCTAAGAGAGTTTACTTGTGTGCCGTTATAGGTGAGCGTAATCATTTCTTTTCTTCAGCCTTGGGAGCCTTCACGAGCTTCTCGTCCTTTTGTGCGCCGATATGCGCCTCGTAATCCTTGATCTCCTTGGCATAACCAGACTCTACCAGTTCAGCGCCGCGCGTTTCGTAACGCACCTCGCCTTTGGTGAAGTCCAACCCCTTGGTGTCTTGGATGTGCTTCAGCAGCTTCTTCTTGTCGGTTTCCTTGGTTGCGGAATCTTTAATAAATTCTACGTACATGGTATAAAGTATTAAAGGGGCCATTGCTGACCCCTCCGTGATAAATTATGATGTCAGGTCAGTGATACCAGTAGCAAACGTACCCTTGATCAGTCCGGTAGTCCGGTAGATCGGGAGGGCAAGCCTTTTCTCAATCACGATGGTGATGAGGTTCTTGATGGCGTTGTCCTGATCCTGGTCGTAGAACCTTACCGAAATCCCTGCTCGGTCGAAGATTGCAGCAGAGCGCGGGTCCATTACGAGGAAGTCACCAGCGGTGATCGCCGTGTGCTCCACGATCCGCATGCCGTCCACTTGGTAGCCGGGGTTGATGCCGTTGCCACCACCGAGGAACAGGTAGTTATTGGTCGTGTCTTTCTTGGAGGTCATGTCGTAGTAGTCGATCGGCGATACCAATGCTACTGTCGGCAGGTGCTTGGCAACACGGCCCTGTTTGCGTGCCGCACGCAATACGTCGTACTGGTTAGGAGCGCCAACAATCGATGTGCCAGCAGCGAAGGCCGTAGCGTTCGTGAACAGGCCTGACAGGTTGTTACCTGTGCCATCACCGTAAAGGATCTGGGCGTCTTCCACGATCATTACTTCCTCGATACCGATTTGTGACAGGAACGATTGGAGGTAAGGAATATCCTCAACCATTTCTTCCGGCAGCCTCATGTACACCGCGATCTTACGAACGGGTGCATCGAGGATCGCCAGATCCCTGTCCATTTGTGGTTTAGTACCACCTTCCGCAACCATACCCGGAGCACCTTCACCCCCGTTATCGCGGATATACCGGATTACGTTGGAGTTGGTCTGTCCTACAGGCAGGATGTCGCGCAAGTGCGTTTCCTCGTACAGCTTGGCAATTACGCCCGGTACGACGGTAGGGGGAACGAAGTATGAGCCAGTGAGGGACGTTGCAGACGCGAAGTTTCCCACCGCTTTGATGTCGATGGAGAAACCGTTGCTACCGGGAGCGGCTTTGTAGGCAGTGAGCTTGTCCTTGCTTTCAGTAAGCGCCTTGCCCAGCATTCCCTGTGTAGAGAAGTCCTGTGGAGCGTTGTCTACAGCGCGGTCGTTTGATTTCTTGATGAGTTCGTTGAGGGCTTTCTGGTTGGCGGCTGCGTCAGACTTCATCTGAGTGAGTTCGTCCTTCAGCGCCTTTACTTGCTCCGTAGTCGGCAGCTTTGATTCCAGTTCCTTGAGTTGCTTTTCGATGAGCTTCTTAGCGTTGGCATCGGTTTCGGTCGCGAGGTTATCCTTCAGGGTTTTAAGCTCCGCCGTGAGTTGTTCCGGGGTTAAGTCCATGACTGTTTGTAATTAAAGTGTTATTAAATGCTTTGAATACATCTAACAAACTTCCGTTTACCGAGTCAGGTGCTTTAAGGGCGGGCTGCGTGGCTTGTTCGAAAAGTTGTTTGAGTTTATCTGTGGTCTGTGTCATTCTGATTTCAAGGAGCTCGTAAGTGTCATCCGTGAAATGTCCTGACTTCATCGTCTTAGCTAAGTTATTGACTTCTTTCAATGTGGCAAAATATTCTTCCTCGATCTCTTGCGGGGTCATGGACTTGCTCACTGAAAGCGTTGGGGTGTTTTCGTTGGCGCCCCATAGCACTGCCGACCCCTCATATAGGAATATTTCCTTAATCAACCGGTATTCGTTCCGTGTCCCTTTGTTCAACATTTCCGAGTCGAGGGTCTTAAAGCCGACCGAATGCTGGTTGATCGTGCCGGTCTTATAGAATTCCAACACATCATTACCCCAAGACGTTTGCGGGATGTTAGTCACGCCGATCAAGTAGTCCGATTCGGTATACAGTTCCGAGAACTTGCCCACCGCTGACTTCAGGCTGGCGTTGTGATCGGTGAGGTGCCAAACGAGATTTTTACCCGCCGGGCCACGGTGTATAATTGTTCTTTCATACGCTTTGTGGTCGATAATATCCTCGTCATGGTCTTTGGATCCCATTTGAGAAATCGCAACCTTGACCCTGCGGGAGGCGTCGTCCACGTCGCGCACACTATTTTCAATGGTCTTCTGTGTATACTGCTTCATTAATTCGGTGTTATGGTGTGATCGTCTACCGTTACGTCGGTGAATCCGCCATCGATG